GAATTATCTTGGAGAGTGTTTTTTAAAGATTGCAACACACCTTTCATATAAACCAAACTTTGTTAATTATATGTTTAGAGATGATATGATCTCTGATGGTATAGAGAATTGTGTACAGTACATTCATAACTTCGATCCAGAGAAGTCTAGGAATCCATTTGCATACTTTACTCAGATTATTCATTATGCTTTCCTTAGAAGAATACAGAAGGAAAAGAAACAGTTAGATATTAAAACAAAGATAATTGAAAGAACAGGATTTGATGAAGTTATGGTAGTTGATGATGGTGCACTTACTGGTTCTAGTTCTGATTACAATACTATTAAAGATAACATTGTCTATAAACAAAATAGATGAGAGTTGCAATAATAACAGACACTCACTATGGTGCTAGAAAGGGTTCTAAGCATCTTCATGACTACTTTGAGTTATTCTATCGTGATGTCTTCTTTCCGTCTTTAGAAGAGCATAAGATAGATACTGTCATTCATATGGGTGATATATTTGATAGTCGCAAGGCAATAGATTTAAAAAGTTTAGAATGGTCAAAGAGAGTTGTATTTGAACCTCTTAAAAAATATAAGGTTCATGCAATTATTGGTAATCATGATTGTTATTATAAAGATACTAATCATGTAAACTCACCAGAGTTATTGTTACAAAACTATCCTAATATAAAATTATACAATAAAGCAACTGAAATTAAGGTTGGTAAGGCAAAGATATTAATGCTTCCTTGGATTAACTCTGAGAACTTTGATGAGACAAAACAGTTAATAGATCAAACCAAAGCAAAGGTTGCTATGGGACACCTTGAGATAAATGGATTCAAGGCAACTCGTGGGCATCTAATGGAAAATGGAATGGATGTAAAGACTTTCAATAAATTTGAGAAAGTTTATTCAGGACATTTCCATACTCGTTCTAGTGATGGTAAAATATATTATTTGGGTAATCCATATGAGATGTTCTGGAATGATGTAAATGATCCGAGAGGATTTCATATCTTTGATACTGAAACCTTAGAACATACTCCAATTAACAATCCATATAAATTATTTTATAACGTTTATTATGATGATACCAATTATAAGTTATTCAATACCTCTGTGTATAAGGATAAAATTGTAAAAGTAATTGTTCGTCAAAAGTCTAAACCAAAAGAGTTTGAAAAATTTATTGATAAACTTTATGCATCAGGTGTACAAGATTTAAAAATAATTGAAAATTTTGATATTCAAGAAAGTGAAGATTTTGAAATAGATGAAGATGAAAATACTCTCTCTATTTTGAATCGATATATTGACGAGTCTGAGTTTGATTTAGATAAGAACATTATCAAAGGTATCTTTAAGGATTTGTATAGACAAGCCTGCGAGGTAGAATAAATGTTTCTTCTTACACTTAAAGAAAAACGAGATGAAGGTGCTTATGCTGTTGAAGATCAGTTTGGTGAAAAAGTCTTATTTCTTTTTGAACAAGAAGATGATGCTGTTAGGTATGCAATGATGATGCATGATTATAACGATTCTAAAAAAGATCCTTGTAATATAGATGTTATAGAAGTTGATGCAGAGCTTGCAATAAGGACGTGTAGGGTGTATAATTACAAATATGCGGTGATTACACCTAATGATTTTGTGATACCACCAAAGAATGATAACATTTCAGAAGATTAAGTGGAAAAACTTTTTAAGTACTGGTAATCAGTGGACGGAGATAGATTTTCAAAAACATAACACTAACCTAGTAGTAGGAACAAACGGTGCTGGAAAATCCACTATGTTGGATGCACTTACATTTGCTTTATTTAATAAACCATTTCGTAAAATTAATAAAGGACAGTTAATTAATACCACCAATGAAAGAGATTGTGTAGTAGAGATAGAGTTTATTGTTAATAATCGTGACTATCTTGTAAGAAGAGGGATAAAACCAAATGTGTTTGATATTGAAGTTAATGGTAATCCACTTCATAAAGAAGCAGATGATCGTACTAATCAAAAAATATTAGAAGAAACTATATTAAAGGTAAATTATAAATCATTTACTCAAATTGTAATCTTGGGTAGTAGCACCTTTGTACCTTTCATGCAATTGAGTGGTGCTAATCGTAGAGATGTGATTGAAGATCTTTTGGACATTCGTATCTTCTCTGCAATGAATGGTCTTATAAAAGATAACATACGTACTAGAAGGGAGAAGATAAAGTCTTTGGATTTGAAGAAAGATAATCTTAAAGATAAGATGGGAATGCAAGAAAAATTTATTGGAGAGATTGAAAAAAGAGGAAAGGATGATATTAAATCTAGCAAAGGTAAGATTGTCGCCTTGTCACTTGAGTCTGATACGCATATGCAAAAAAACAGTAGCATAGAATTGGATATTTCCGAACTTATAAAAGAGCAAGAAAATGTTACTGGTGCTTCTGAAAAGTTAAAGAAACTAAACAATCTTAAAGGTAAAATTACTCAAAAAGTAGCGACCATTACGAAAGAGCATAAGTTTTTCACAGACAATACGGTATGTCCTACATGCAGTCAAGATATAGAAGAAGAGTTTCGTGTAAATAGAATTACCGACGTTCAAGATAAAGCAAAGGAGCTCAAGAAGGGTTTTTCAGATCTGGAAGAGACTATAAAATTAGAATCGGAGAGAGAACGTCACTTCACCAAACTATCAAAGGAGATCACTAAACTCAACCATGATATTTCTCAAAACAATACTCGAATCAGTCTCAACCAAAGACAAATCCGAGATCTTGAAGATGAAGTTCAAACAATTACCGAACGAATTAAAAACAGAAATACTGAGCATGAGAAGCTAGCAGAGTTTAAAGAGAACCTCCAAAAAACAATTGACGACTTATCAGACAGAAGGGAAGAGATTAATCATTACGATTTTGCCTATTCACTGTTAAGAGATGATGGAGTAAAGACAAAAATAATTAAGAAGTATCTACCATTCATTAATCAACAGGTAAATCGTTACCTTCAGTTGATGGATTTTTATATTAATTTTACATTGGATGAAGAGTTTAATGAAACGGTAAAATCACCGATTCACGAAGACTTCTCATATTCATCATTCAGTGAAGGTGAGAAGATGAGGATTGACTTAGCATTACTCTTTACATGGAGAGAAGTTGCTAGGGTTAAGAACTCTGTAAATACAAATCTTCTTATCATGGATGAGGTATTTGATAGTTCACTTGATGGTTTTGGTACAGAAGAATTTCTTAAGATTATTAGATATATAATAAAGGATGCGAATATTTTCATCATATCCCATAAATCCGATCTGCATGACAAATTTGAAAGTGTCATAACCTTTGACAAAGTTAAAGGATTTTCACGTATGATATCTAAGGAAGTCCAAAGCTCATGAATACTCCAAACTGGCAGCATCACTCTAAGAAGGATGCTAAACGAAAACTTAAACCACAAGCACTGCGTTCTGCAAGAGACAGACGCAGACAGTTGATAAACCGTCTACTGAACCCCACCAAGCGTGGGGTTTCGTCGTATAATAGGTTCATAAGCAAAGGCACTAATGACAGTCAAGCACGAAATCAAATCACAACTTGCTAAACTTCTAGCAACTGAAGATTTAGTAGTAGAGCATAAGAATGTTGAAACTGCACAGTTCAATGTTCATACTCGTGTTTTACAACTTCCTAATTGGAACACAAGTAATCGTGTTTATGATGCACTAGTATCACATGAGGTTGGACATGCTTTGTTCACACCTGATGTAGATCCTCCCAGACATATTCCTCATACCTTTATAAACATCACAGAAGATGCAAGGATTGAGAAGTTGATGAAGCGTAAGTACATGGGACTTGCCAAAACCTTTTATAGAGGATATAATGAACTTGCAGATAATGATTTCTTTGAGATAGAGGGTAAAGATGTTGATAGTCTTAACCTTGCTGATAGGGTTAATTTACATTTCAAGATTGGTTCGTTCGTTAATATCTCTTTTTCATCTACTGAAACTCCGATTGTCAATTTAGTTAAAAATGCAGAAACGTTTGAAGAAGCCTTATCCGCAGCAGAAGCGTTATATAATTTCTGCAAGCAAGGCGAAGAAGAATCCGATAACGAATCTTCTGGACAGAATCAGCAATTATCTATCGAACAACAACCTTCTCCAAGTGGTGGTTCATCTACTGGGGATAGTGACACTGATAGCACTGACGATATTGATTCTCCCATTCCTAACACTAATGGCGATGATACTTTGGAAGGTGGGAACAGTGGTTTTAATAATCCTTCTAGGGGCGACGATAGTGCTACTCCTTTAGATTTAGAACCAGAAACTCAAACTGTTAATGCGTTAGATAAGAAACTAAGAGAACTTGCTCAGAATAGTAGTTTAGAAAGTGTATATGTTGAAATTCCAAAAGTTAATTTAGATAAAATAATTGTTGATAATAAGATTCTTCATGAGAGAATTAGAAAGGAGTGGGAAGATTCACCAACAGTAGATTTTGAAGGTTGTGTATCATTTGAGGAGGTTGATTCAAAGTATAGAGAATTTAAGAAAAATGCCCAGAAAGAAGTTAATTACTTAGTTAAAGAGTTTGAGTGTAAGAAATCTGCTGATGCTTATGCTCGTGCTACTACTTCTAAAACTGGTGTACTGAATACTTCTTTACTTCATACATATAAGTTCAATGAAGATTTATTTAAGAAGATAACAGTTATTCCTGATGGTAAGAGTCATGGATTAGTATTCATTCTTGATTGGAGTGGATCTATGCAAGGTGTTATAGAAGATACTTTAAAGCAACTTTATAATTTAATCTGGTTCTGTAAGAAAGTTAATATTCCATTTGAAGTATATGCATTCACTTTTAGTTATCCATTATGGACAGAAGAAGATGGTGTTCGTCATTCTGTCTATGAGAAGAAAGAAGGATTCCTTCAACTGGTCGATAATTTTTCATTAATGCAGTTCTTCACTAGTAATGTTAACTCTAAGACTTTGGAAGAGCAAATGCTAAACATTTATCGTATTGCGTATACATTTACAAATTACACTCAATACAAAACTCCACTTGGTTTAGATTTATCTGGAACTCCATTGAATGATACTATAATGGCACTTCATCAAATACTTCCAAGATTTAAAGAAGAGCATAAGTTGCAGAAAGTCCAGTGTGTAATACTTACTGATGGTGAGGCAGGACAATTAACTTATCATAAAGAAGTCCAAAGAGATTGGGAAGACTCTCCTTATCTTGGATGTGGATATGTTCATCGTAATTCTGTATTAAGAGATCGTAAATTAGGAACTACCTATACCTTTAATGTTGATGGATGGGCACAGATAACAGATCAATTACTTCGTAATCTAAAAGATAAATTTACTGATATGAATTTAATTGGAATTCGTCTTCTTTCTCCAAGAGATGGAAATTCATTTATTCGTAGATATCACTTTACAGAATGTAAAGAGTTTGATAGACTTCTAAAAGACTGGAAGAAAGATAAAGCATTTGCTATTAAAGAATCTGGATATGATACTTATTTTGGACTATCTTCAGCAGCATTAGCAAATGATGATGAGTTTCAAGTTCAGGAAGATGCTACAAAAGCACAGATCAAACGTGCTTTTGTTAAGAGTCTTAAAAGTAAGAAAATGAATAAGAAAGTTTTAAGTGAATTTGTTGAATTAGTAGCATGAACATTTTTGTAACCAATCCTGATCCACATGTATCGGCAAAAGTCTTGCCTGATAAACATGTGGTCAAGATGCCATTGGAGACCTGTCAAATGCTCTCTATTGTCTTCTCACACTGGTATTATGACTGGGGTGATGACTTAGTTAAGAAGAAAGATGGAACATCATATTCAGTTGCTAAGGGTGCCTTTCGTAATCATCCTTGTACTCAATGGGCAGCAGCAAGTATATTCAACACTGCTTGGTTAATTCAACATGGATGTGCTTTATCTGGTGAGTATACTCATCGTTATGGTAAGATACATGGATGTGCTGATACATTGTTTGAAGCAAAGAAAACATTTCACAAATTTGCAGGAGAAGTAATTACATGCTATTGTATGGTAGAATCATTCACTCGTGCAATGCCAGATGAGTATAAACATGACACAAGCATTGACACTTTTACTGCTTACAAAAATTACATTAGGAGCAAACCTTGGGCTGCATCTAATTATCTTCGTGACCCATCCAGACAGCCAGATTGGATCCAATAATTAAAGTGTCCACTGGGTGGTACATTAACACCCCTTTTCAACTATAATAGAATCAATTAAACAAACAACCCAATGGCTTTTGAATTAAAAATGACTGAGCAAGAAGCAGTTGATGGATTAAGAGAAACATACGGAACTGAATTTACTACTGCTGATGTTAAGGCATTTTGTGCTATGAATGATATTGGTTATCAGACAGTTACTAAGAAGATACAGAAGTATAAAGTATCTAAGGGTAAGTGGAACCTTGAGATCACTCCACAGGCAGTTGAGAGTATAGAGAAATCATTTAATGCACCTGCTGTTGTTCCTTCTCAGGAACAGAATATAGTTCCTGTAAAAGATTCTACTTTTGTTCCATTTGGTAGTTTTAAAGATGTTAAGAGTATAATTAAGTCTAAGCAATTCTATCCAGCATTCATTACTGGTTTATCTGGTAACGGTAAAACATTTAGTGTAGAGCAAGCATGTGCACAACTAAATAGAGAACTTATACGTGTTAATATCACGATAGAAACAGATGAAGATGATCTTATTGGTGGCTTTCGTCTTATTGATGGGAATACTGTTTGGCATAATGGACCCGTCACCGAAGCTTTGGAGAGGGGAGCTATCCTCCTTCTAGATGAAATAGATCTTGCTAGTAATAAAATTCTCTGTCTTCAACCAATTCTTGAAGGTAAAGGAGTTTTCTTAAAGAAAGTTGGTAGATTTGTTCAACCAAGTGCAGGATTCAATGTAATCGCAACTGCTAATACAAAGGGTAAAGGATCTGATGATGGTAGATTTATAGGAACTAATGTTCTTAATGAAGCATTCCTTGAGAGATTCCCTGTAACCTTTGAGCAAGATTATCCAGCACCATCTACTGAGAATAGAATATTGGGTGCAGTTGCTGCTCAATTGGGGGTAACTGATACTGATTTTTGTAAGAGATTAGTAGATTGGGCAGACATCATCCGTAAAACATTTTATGATGGTGGAGTAGATGAGATCATTAGTACTCGTCGTTTAGTCCACATTATCCGTGCTTTTAGTATTTTTAATGATAAGATGAAGTCAATTCAAGTTTGTGTTAATCGTTTCGATGATGAAACAAAGCAGTCATTCTTAGAATTGTATGATAAAGTAGATGCTGATGTAGATCTTGAAGCTGCGGAGGATAGCATGTATGAGGATGAGCGAACTACTGCTGAATAAAATGAATCTCTGGAAAAACTATAAAGATGTACTGCACGATACTATCACTCTCCATAATGAGGTTGGTAGTGTCTGGGCACAGTGGGAAGGTAAAGGAACTTTTCTAACTGCAAAGACTTACACAAATGAAAACATTATTAAATCAAGAGAGGTAGAGATCTGGAATGAAAAATCTTGTATCTATAACAACATCATCTATCCTAAGACTGGAAGTAACCTTCCCTGTTTTGGTATGGATCTTATGG